GATGATGGCGAACCACCATACTTCTTAGCAAAATCACCCAATCCATAATATCTATTGGCAGATGTCCATTGGATCAGTCCGTAGCCGCCTCCGCAACTACCATAACTGGTCCTACTACCACCTTCGCAAATATTAGGCACGAACATAGATTCCTGCTTAATATTGCCCAGGATAGTAGCAAGGGCGTTTCTGTCTTTAATTCCTTGGTCCTGGAAAAATTCTAGGGCAAGGTTTTCATATTCTGAACACCCTTTACAAATTAGCCTTTTCTCTTTTGGCTTTTCAGGTGCAACCTCTTTGGTCGCTGTCGTTTCAAACTCCTTAATAACTGAGAATGGTGCTGGAGGAGCACTCAGAGGAGGAAAGATCGGCATCGTTGCCACATTGGTTGTAACCGATGCCAGGAGAGGCAGGGCTACTGTAAAGAAGTTTTGCATTAATTTTAATAGAACTCTACATCCGTATAGAGAAAGGGGTACACCTCCTTTTCAAGAGGCAATCTCCACGGCTCTAATGTCACAGTCAAGGACTAATAACGAAGTTCATAACATAGCACATATTTATGAAGATGTCAAATCTGATAAATATCCTTGGTCATTTTCAATACCAAAAGAACAATGAAAAGATTACTTCTAATCTCTTCGTTATTCTTTATCACTCCTGTAAGTGCTGCTGAAATTACATCAAGAATTACTGATTCCGTTCAATTAGGTGTACAGGGCGCAGCGGTTCAATCAACAAGAATTGGGGCATCTTATAGTGTCTCAGGAACAAATATTCAATCTACTTCATTCGGTGGTGTAGGTGGTGCTGGTACATATGGAATTAACACGGCAGGTCAAGCATTTACTTTCTCAGAAAGTTTCAATGCTGCTGATACTCCCGTTCTTAACCAAACGGTTACTAACCAAGGAACAATTACATCACCAAATCTCTATGGAGATAGCGTAACTCAAGTTGGTGGCGAGAAAGGAACTCTTGCAGGTACTCTTTCCCCAACTGGCGTTCCAACTGTTACCGCTGGTGGTGCAGGTACTACTGCAACAGCACAACGTAGTATCGAATTGAGCGTATTTAAATGAGAAGAATCCTAGCAGGATTGTTTCTGCTAGGGTTTCATCATGCTGCCCTAGCGGAATCTGTTGTGCCTAATTTTACCAGAGGCACTATCACGGCAACGACCGAATCGACTACAAGAATTATCGAATCAATTCGTATAGTTGAATATACAACTGGCGAATCTTATACTGTAACTGGAACTAATATTAATATTCCTGGTGTTCCTCAACAGGGAGCAAATTATAGTATCATGACTCAAGGTGCTCCATTCCAGTTCAGCGAAACTTATCTCGGACCTGGAGTGGCAAAAGAAACATGGTTAGACAGAACAACAGAAACTCAATCTACAACAAACTCGGTATCTGTATTTACTCAATAGGCGTATTATTTTATGGAACATTATCCTACGCTCAACAAGCTCCTAGTAATACTAATATTGCTGGTCCCAGTGCTTCTGCTACAGGCAATGTTACTAACCAAGCTGTCCAAGTCCTACAAGGTCCATACGCAGTTAATACCTACGGAGCAGGGATTAGTTGTCAGGGCCCGACAATGAGTATTGCACCATTTGTTATGGCAACTGGAAATGGAAGCGATGATCCAGAAAATTTCCCATCATTTAGTGGAAATGCTGGTTTATCATTAGGTTTCAATTTTCCTCTCGATGGAAGTTTATCAGAGCTCTGTAAATCAAGAGCAAAAGTTGAGATTGTTAGACAACAAGCAGAAGCGGATAAAGCACGACTCGATTTTGAATTAGTTAGATTATTAAAATGTGGAGAGGCAATCAAAAACGGTGTTAGTTTTCACCCAGAAAGTCCTTATCATAAAGTATGTGCAGATGTTGTAGTTAGGTATCCTCAACCTATAAATACATCATTGTCTCCGACTAATCCAAATGGGCAAACCAAAGAACAAAAAAGGTAAGTCTGCTAACGCAAAGCAGAATTCTGGCAATGCTACTGCCAAGAAAGCAAAGAATGGTGGTAAGAAAAAATGATAGAACTGATTGCTTTTTTGATCGTTGGTTATGTCGAGATTAGTCCTGGGCAATGCCAACTTGATTATTTTAGATATAATGAAGTTCATTCGCTTGTAATACCGTGCCACGAGAATGGAACACTCCAAAAAGGGAGTGTTGGAATGCTCCAATCCATCAAATTCTAAAAGCAATCGATAATCATACCCGTCTCTTTATGGAGACGGGTGATTACTGGCACGAAGAACAAGCAAATATATTAAGAAAATATGTAAAAGATTTAAAAGTTTGGATTCATAAAGAAGAAGGATGGTGGAACGAATGAAGTACTATATTGCAGTTAGAGAAGTCTTTGGTGGAGATATCCTTTATTTTCAGGATAATATAAATGATTCTCCTAAGTGGACGACTAATGTAGCAGAAGCAAAAAGATTTAACAGTGTAAACGAAGCACTTACACTATCAGATAAGTCTGGTTTATATCAAATCATAGCAAGGAAAGTTGAAGAATGAAACATTTATCTTTAGCGTTATCAGTCATTAGTTTAAGTATTAGTGGTGCTCTCTGTGTAGGAGCATACATTACATACCAGAAAGCACAAAAGATTTTAAACAATCCAGAAGAATTTGTTGGTGCTGTTGTAGAGAAACAGGTCAGCAAAGCATTTGAGAAATTACCTATTCCAAAACTAAATACTGAGAAGTTTAAGTTATTCTGAAGAATGGCAGACAAAGATCCTTATATCTATAGAATAAGACAAATTCATAAGGTAGTAGATGGTGACACTATTGATGCTGATATCGACCTTGGTTTTGATATCTCCCTTACTAAGCGAATTCGTCTTGCTGGTGTCGATACCCCAGAGAGCAGAACAACTGATGCTACTGAAAAGAAACTTGGTCTTGAAGTTAAAGAATGGCTTAAAAAGAAATTAGAAGGTCAAACTGATGTTGTGGTAAAAACAGAACTCCCAGATTCTACCGAAAAATATGGAAGAATTCTGGGATATTTGTTTATTGGTGATAACGAAGTATCTGCTGTAAACAAAAAAAAATCCATCAATCAACAAATGATTGATGAAGGTTATGCTTGGGAGTATGATGGTGGAACTAAGAAAAAAGATTTTGCTCTACTTGAGTCAAAGAGACAAGCGAGCAGATAATTTTTTAGCAACTTTTTTAGCAGGGGCAAACAGAGGTTTAAATCTCTTTTGCCCTTCTTTTGTAAATTTATCTGATATTACGTCATCTATGATAATCTTATTCTCAATCTCATAAAGAGCATTAGTATCTACTTGGTCTCTGATATATTGCTCTACATTTTCAATTTGATCCACTAATCTAGTTCCTTCAGAAGAGTACTCAAAAATATCAATATGTCCTCCTTCTGATAGAACATAGTGAAGTACGGGTTTAACTTGTTTAATTTTAATTTTAAATTTATTCTTTGCCGCCTCTCTAATCATTGGTTCTGCAGCATTTTTTAATGCGTTGAAAACTGTAGTGGATGCTATTGTAGCAGCAGTTGTGACTACTGCGACAGCACCAGCCGTAGCAACAAGAGAAGGATCAGGTAGATTAATATCGGTTCCAAGGACTGTAAAAGTTGGTTGAGGTTTGTCCGCTGGTATTTCAGCAATGGGCGTTTGAGAAGGGGGGGTTTGAGTGACCTGAGGCAATTGAGGAGGGGGGGTAGTATCTGGAAGTCCTCTAGTTTTTTCTTCCTGTTCTTGTGCCTGCTTTTCTTTATCAGCACGGACAGACGCATCAAATTCTTCCTGTGTAGGTACATTAATCACAGGATATTTAATAGAAGTATCTGGCGCTTCAAAAATAGGAAGCGCCAGACCTTTTGTTACAGGAACTTCAAGCTTCGGGGCGGGCAGCCGCTCTACTGTAGTCTGGGGTATCCCCTGGATCACAGTTTGGGCAACCTGCGGACGCTGTAAGGTCTGCAGTTGGTTCTGCTGGAGGTTCTGGAGTGGGTTCAACGCTTGTGATTGCGGGTTCGGTACGAGGTTTATCTCCATCTTTATCGTCTCCTTTTTTCAGAGTATCAACTCCAAATGTTGCTGCAGCAGCAGTAAATACTGTAGCAATAAACGTAGGATCCATTTTTGCAAGTAATCCTGCATAAGATGCTGTGAGTAGAGCGGCACTCCAACTCAATACAGTAATTCTAACGATAGTGCTCATAC